AGACAGTAGGGCTAGTTAAAGTCTTATTAGTTAGAGTAGCTGTATTCGTACGTTCAGCCAACACGTGAGCCGTAGAAGCTATCTGTGTTGTATTAGTACCAGCGGCTGCTGTAGGTACTGTAGGTACACCAGAAAGTGCTGGTGAGTCACTAAATACAATCTTACTTGTACCAGTCTCATCTGTAATAGCATCACTCAACTGAGCAGAAGTCATAACCAAAGTATTGTTAGCTAGGTTAATAGTCTTATTAGTAAGTGTTTCAGTACCTGTAGTTGTCGTAAAAGTACCATCAGTAACAGCAGCATTGAACTCAGCCACAGTACCTGTAAGTGTATTGTCAGTTAGATCAATACTCTTATTAGTTAGCGTCTGTGTTCCATCAATAGTCACAACAGTGTTAGCAGCAAGACCAGTAGCTACAGTATTGATATTAGTTTCATTAGCAGCCACTGCATTAATGTTTGCAGCATTTCCTGCAACACTAGTAATATTAGCAGAAATACCTGCAACAGTATTTACATTAGTAATATTACCTGCAACTGTACCAATATCTGTTCCATCTGCTGCAACAGTATTAATATTAGTAGCATTACCTGCGACAGATGTAATGTTAGCTGTGTTACCTGCTACTGAATTAACATTAGCTATGTTAGTAGCAACTGTACCTATGTCAGCACCATCTGCTGCTACTGTTGATACAGCACTAGAAATACCTGCAACTGTTGTAACATTACCTGAGATACCTGCAACAGTATTAATATTAGTATTATTACCTGCAACGGTATTTACGTTACTAATATTAGTAGCTACTGTGTTAAGGTTAGACAGGTTAAGTGCGTTAAGCTGCGCCTTGTCTGCTGCTGATAACCATGTGTTCTCAAGATAGTTCTTGGTTACTGCATCCTGTGCTGCTGTAGGGTCTGCTACGTTCTTAATGCGTTTGTTTTGCGCTGTCCAGTTAAGGTCAGTATCCTGATAGATAGCATCTGCTACACGGTCAGTAGCTTCCTGTGCTGCGTGGAATGTCTGGATAGCTGAGTTATCCAAGTCTTCCTCAGTCAACACTGAGCCAGACGCAAAGTCAACTGCACGTGCTGTTAGACTTGTAGTACGGCGAACCTGTACAACAGTACTACTAGCAGGTGCAGAGGTTAATTGAACAGTAGAACTAGAAGGAAAAGTCAGACCTGTCTCAGCCACACCATCTACTGTTACACTTATTTCAGAAGTGTTCTGATATGTAAAGGTAATGGAAAACTGTGTGGTAGTTCCGTCACCTGTATAGTTTACGTATGAAAAAGCCATTTGTTTTCCTATTTAGTTTGCTGCTTCATTAGCTACTTTGTTTAATGCTTGCTTGACAACATAAAGAGAAGAGAAAGGAGCAAGTCTTAATGATTTACGCCACTCTGCCTCAGTCATGTCATCTTCTCCTACCATATTACCTACAGCTTGTACAGCATTACTAGCCATACCTAACGCTGGTGGGGTAAGTGAATATGAATTACCATTCATCATACCTGTTGTTACTTGTGCTATGTATCCAAAGATACTGGCAACACCAATAAGTTCCATAGAACCTTTAGTAAAATTACCAAGACTCATGCGTTCTTTAATATACTCATCAGCATCACTACGTCCAGCCGCCGCCATGTGTACTTTTGCCATATACATAAGAGAACCCATGAACATGCTGCCCATAATTACCTTACCCACAGCTATATCACCATGTCTTGCTCTAACACCCAAACGCATTGTCTGTTGTTCTAGAGCAGCCAGCGGAAAGCTAAGAAACTGAGTAACTGTTTTACCCCATTCGCTACGGAAAGCACCATTAACTGAACCTAAGTTCATCTCTTGTACATTCTGAGTAGCCTCACGATAGACAGAGATAGAGAAAAGCTCTCTTACTTCATCAGCAGGTAAGCCAGCACCAGAAGGTACATCCCACCTGTCAATGTTTAGTGACTGTAGAACCTTACCGTTGCTTCTAGTTGTAGCGTGTTTTCTAATGTTAGCAAAGATAGCTTCCTGCATATCTTCATTAATACCTAGCTGCTCCATCTTGATCTTAGAGAACGGTGGTTTACCCTGTGCTGCTGCTCTTGTCCACTGTGACGAATAGTTTAGCATAGAGATACGCCGTAGACTAGCTGTCACACCAGATAGACCTGAGAGGATAGACACATGCTCACGCATCCTGCCTAATGCTTCATCAGTCTTTGTAGGCTGATCTGGCATCATAGCAGCATCCATGTCACCACCTTCAAAACGAGAAGCCCTGTTGAACTTAGAGGTAACTACGTCACCACCTAGTCCTGTCATAACTTCTAGTTCACGCAGGAGTGCGTCATCTAGCTGTCCATTAGATGCCTTTGAGTAAAGTCTACGATACTGTGGCATTGTGCGTAGTAGAACAGGCAAGGAGTATTCCATAAGTGAGTTTGTAATCTCCATGAGTGCTGCCATTCCTGACATACCCATGTTAGTTATAAAGCCATACTCTCGTAAACGCCTGTGGAACTTTCGCCCAGCATCACTAATATCTTGTTTGAATACATGCTGACCAGTAATACCATCATACATATATTGCAAAGCTTTGATTTCAGCATCATTACCTACAAGACCCAATGCAACATTCTCTTGCTTAATCTTTTCAAGAAAGTCATCAAACGATGAACCAGCAACATTAGTATTAATACCATTACGAGCCAATCCTATTCCACCCGCCATCTGGAACACATAAGCATTATGTAAGTTCTCAATGTCAGTCTCTAGTAGCTCTCCAAAGGAAAGTTCTTCTATGTCACCTGCTAGTGTTTTAGCATTAATCTTAACATTCTCATCTAACAATAAGCGAGGTTGTGCGCGTTTATGTGCGCGAATACCTTTGGACTTAGTGACTGCCTCAATGACACCTATGATAACATCATCATCTAGCTCTTCTCTTTTGAGTGCAGCCGTTAGTTGTTCTACTGTTAAATCCAAGCCACCTGTAGGTGCGCCTATTTTATAAGGACGATCCATAACATTCTTAGCATAACCAGCAGCCATCTTACGAATATAAGTCTTTACGATCTTATCCGTAATCTTCTTCAGCCCTTTATCCTGTAAAGAACGCCTGACTGCTGCTTCGATGTCTGGCTGTGCAGATCGTATAGCAGCTTCTACTAAGTCAGCAAAGACTTCGGAATCTGCCCCATACTTAATACGTAGTCTATTGATATTAGAATCACTAAACAAACGTGGTAGATAGTTAGGATGATTATCCAAGATGCCAGATGTAAATCCAGCCACATTATACTTGATAGCTAAATTAGCTAACTCTTTCTGTTGCCTTTGTACATCATCAGCAACTTGTCGTACTTCCTTAGGTACATCCATACTTGGGTCACGGATAGCTCTTGCTACTAGTGTGTTAAAGTCTTGTACTGTACCACCACTACCTGCAATCCAAGCCTTACGATTGATGGTAAGAGTACGAGCAAATGCTGTACGATACTTACTCTCAAGGTATGCTTTGATTTCAGAAGCAGAAGGATTTACCACATCACCTGACTTATTACCTGTGCTGTTTAATCCTAGTTTATCTGCACCTAATCTAATAAAACCATTAGAGGATGCTTTAGCTTTAACAAACGGAGATACAAGGCTACGCAATCCAAGTAGTTTAATACCACGCTGCATAGAAACACTACGAGCTTCTTCTGCTGAAATCTCAGCAATTGACTTTGTACCAAGACCAGCAAATTCACCTGTAGCAGCTTCTTGTGCTATGATCTTGTTAGTAAGTTCATCGCCATCATTAGCCCTTAAGAAAGCCTGTTCATCAGGTGTTAGTGCTTCTCCTAGTGCGCTGCGTTGTGCTAGGTGTTGTACCTTTGCTCTCTTAGCGAAAGCCATTGTAGCAGAGTTAATACCACCTGTAAGACCTGCGCCAAACAAACCAGCCAACATAACGTCACCACCAGTGATGTCATACTTTAGGCTTGCACGGATGCTTTCAAAAGCCGCTGCTTCTGCAGCACCAACACCAGCACCTATCTTAAAGGCTCTATAGACATTATAACCCTTCTTCAAACCTCTGCCAGTTTGCAGTACAGCACCACCAATAGCAGTAGCAGGAGCAGTTACAGGGGCAGCAGGGCCACTCATAGAGGTAACAAGAGCAGTGGTAGCACCAATAGCTCCTAGCTCTGTAAGGTCAGTCATAGAAGCTAATACTGTGGCTCCTACACCTCTCCAACCAGCCTGTGCTAGTACTTCCCTGTTCGCTGCAGTCTGCCTATAGTCCTCTGCCATAGTCATCGCATAGTCTAGGCTTTTAGTTCTAGCTGCGTCAAAGATATCTTCTATAGCATTTTGATCTGTTAGCCCTCTAGTAAGGGCATCAGACATCTCAGTAGTGATTTCAGTTACTGGATTGTAAGGAGTGGCTGAGAATCTATAGAGATTACGATTGACAATGGGAGCGATCTGCTCCTCATTTGCAGCAGTAGTATAGAGGGTCATAAAGTCAAGCTGTTCTTCAGCCTTCTCTGCTTTCCTCTTCTCTGCTGCGAGGGTATTCTCGCTGACACTAGAGACAAAGGGACTAGGTAACGGATTACCAAACCCCATCTTCTCTTGTGTTTCTTTAGAAATCTCAGCCATCTATAATACTCCTAGTTTACTTACCAGCTTCATTGCGTAAAGCTTTTGCTACTGCTTCCATTCTATTACGGATGCCTTTAGTATTCTTATTATTTTTAGCAGCTCTATATTCATCATTATCAAGGAACTCATTAGCAGCTTCCTTAAAATTACCTGCTTGTATTAAAGCAATTGTCTTGTCACTTGCAGGAAAATCACCACGATAGAAAGCTTGAACTATTTCAGTTTGTAGTTTAGGAGAATAAGAGGAAAATTGTGGAAGATTTTGATCAATTAAAGTAAAGAACCTATTTAAATCTTGAGCTAACCATATTCTAGCTTGCTCTTTAGTATAAGTTTTATTTGGATCAACATCTTTACCATTATGTCCAAACCCTGCTGTAAAGAACTCTTCAAAGCTTCCGTCAGCTTTCTTTAAACGATAAGGCTTGGCAACAAAACCACCCTCTAGTTCTTCTATTCGTTTAACAAACTTACTAACCCTATCTTGAGGCACACCCTTAGGTGGTCTTACATCAGGAATTATTGTACCAGCTTGTGCTGGTGAAACAATAGCAGGGGGAGTAAAGCTTGCCATGTCCATAGGTTGTCCACCTAATGCTGCATTAATTTGATCCATAATATCACTAGTACCACCTGTAGTATCCTGTGGTGCTATAGTAATACCTGCCTTAACTGCTTCTTCTACAATATTCTGTGTAGCTGCTCCTAGTTCTTGTAGCTCTTTTTCTTCTTTTTCTTGTGATTTAGCCATGTCCTCTAGTTCTAATGCTGCAATATTCTCAGCAGCAATAGCAGCATCTTCTTCAGAAATACCTAACATCTTATTAAGATTAGTACGTACTACTTTGAGGGCTTCTATCTGTTCTGGCTCCATACCAACACGTGCAGTGATTTCGTCATCAGATAAGTTGGGTAACTCAGCCAGATTAATTGTAGTGTATATCTCAGCGTTACGATCCATGCTAATCTTTTTATTAGCTTCTAGTCTTAGACGCTCTCTTACCATATCGGTAGATAAAGTACCTAACTCTGAGAAAGCTATTGTATCAATAACAAAAGGAAGAACACCATCTTGATTAAGTACAACAAAATCCACCGCATTAGGATTAGAAGGATTTACTTTCAAAGATAATCCAGAACCCTCACCACGTATACTTCTAGCTAACTCACCAACCTCAGGTAATAACATAGCTTCACTAAGATAAGTAGATACAGCACCTTCTTGTCCTGAGTATTGTTTAATGTCTGTATTCAGTAGAGGTATAGCAGTCTTAAAACCATTAGTACTTTCCACAATAAGCCAGTCATCATTTAGATAATTGCCAGCCATTTCCATAGCTTTTTTGACATCCATACCTTCAGCAGTAACTAGGGCTTGTACAACATCTTTGAATTGAGCTAGTACTTCTTGAGGATTTGAAATATCTTTAAACTTAGATTTATCCCAAAAAGCCCAACCCTCTGTATTATCAATTATAGCGTTGATGTTTACCTTAGAACCTTTTTCTTTATATAGCTGACCCTGAACAGCATTTAATGCTTGATCAAACTCTCTACCCATCGGGCCTGTCATAGTTTCTACAACACGCATACGCAGTAGGTCATCTTCTTTCAATGTACCACTACGCTTAGTTAGCCCACTTGAGAAAGACTCAACGGTACGATAAGCTTGAAAGGCTTGTGCAGCCATCTGCTTGTCTTTATCTGTGTTACCTGTAGTAAGAGCATAGGCTCCACTGTTAATAGCGTTCTTATATTCAGTAGGTAATACTTGATAAGGAGTGTAGAACTCTTCAAAAGCTTGTGTCCAATGTTCTTGGAAAACTGCTTGAGGACTAGTATCAGGATCAGGTGCATCAGTTTCAGCCAAAGATACTTTCTGTAGTTCTTCTGCCCACGCTAAGTCCTGTTGTAACTTTGCTGCACTATTAGCTTCATAAGTTAGCTGAATGTCTTCAGGAAGGATTTTAGTTTTCTTACCAGTGACAGGATCAGTAAATTCTGTACCTACTCCAAGTACACTCTGTTGTCTTGTAGAAACAAAAGCCTCTACTCTATTACTAAGTTCAGCTTGGAACCTTGCATCTTCCCCTAGCTTTGCTTTCTTTTTTGCAAAAGATGCTATGTTTGCATCAATAGTATTAAACTTTTCAGCATACCTATCAATGCTTCTAAGGGACTTACCATCTTTAGTTTTGATAGCATCTACAAAATCAATGTAAGTTGTTCTACCTCTTTTAGACTCCGCAATTGCAGTCTCAACTACCAAGTCATTAGCTCTACGATAGTCGCCACCAGTTACCATAACATGTTGGTTAAAGGCATCAACCATAGAAGGAACGATTGCTTTATCTTTTGCAACTGCCCCTGCTTTTCTAATGGTATCGTTAAAGTTTTGATCCTGCTGCTCTATATTCCGCTTACGTTTTTCAACGCCAAAGTTATTAACCATAAAGAGGAATTTATCTTCTTCTACTTTTTGGTCAAATGTTTGTAACGCAAGAGGATTAGGGTTTGTCTCGTCAAACTTCTTTCTATAGTTAGTATAATGCTTATCTACTTTTTCAGCAGCTTGTTCAGCACTTAGGTCTAGCCAAGAGTTTCTATTAGTTTCCCAGTCTGCTTTTAGTTCAGCAGTCAGACCAAGAGCCGCCATGTTAGCTTGATGTTGTTGGTTAGCTCTTCTACCACTACGCTCATCACGATCAAGTAAAGCTTTTTTTTGTCTAGCTTCTTCCTGCATTAGATTGGTAATAGGAGAAATAGCCTGAAGAAATTGTGTTAGAGGAGATGGTTGTACTATGGGCTTCTCTGGAGAAGTGTAAGTTTCTACAGGTCTAGCTACTGGTCTAACTCCTGTAGGAGCATCCAGTCCCTGTACTTGTACTCTTTTTTTAGCCATGTGATCCTCTATTTCTATTGCGTAGCTGGTAAAGCAGAAGAGTTACTACCAAAGAAATCACCAGCCCACGCATCAGCCTCTTTACCAAACTGTGCTTCTCCAGCAATAGCTGATGAAGCTGTACTAAGAAGAGCCATACCCAAGCTTGGCTTCTGCCCACGTTGTACACTTTGGATTCT